GGTCTCCTTCGATGATGATGACGAAAGTCTATCATTCTTTGAAAAACTAGCAGAAGAAGATTGATGCCACTTCACTGCTAGTAATTTTTGGGGGAGCGTAATGCTCCCCTTTTTTATTTGTTGTATAAAAAGAAATAAACTTTCTTCAGAAAAACTTTCATTATTGGATGAGAAGGAGATTGAAATGCCTTCATGTATCTATCTAAAGAAGGAGAATTTTTATCTTTTATTGATGAAGGATTGGATAATGCCTTAGCAGCTTTTTGGGCAGAACCATATGAACGAAGTAATTCTTGAGCAGAATTCATAGCATATGCTTCAACTTCATCTCTTTTACCATAATAAGATTGATCTTCAGTTTCACCTTTCAGATAATTTGATGAATTTACACTAAATTTTCTTGAATGTGCTTGACTTTGATGCATCATCTCATGCATGATAGCATCAACAAGTTCGTTCTTAAACCATGTCCAATATTTTTTAGAGAGTTTTATTTTAGAATCTTTTGGATTGTATACAAGTATAAATTCAAAAGGTACATCCTCATCTTCATCTGCATCCTGATCGTAAAACGCAGTAATGTTTACAGTATTGGGAGAAACTGCTGCACTTTTATTTTGAGTAACTTCACAATCAACAGAAGAAGTTAATGTTTTTTTCAAATACTGTGTGAATGATCTAATAGAAATTTCATTATCTACAATTTTATTTGATAGTGAATCTAAATCACGCATTAGTTTTGCACGATTTAAATTAATTTTAGATGCCTCTACGATATATTCTTTAAATGTAAACATGTTTTTATGCAGCGAAACTTTTACCGCAACCGCAGGTCGCTGTGGCGTTGGGGTTTTTAATTACGAACTGAGAAGTTAGTCCATCGTCCTGATAGTCTACCTCACATCCGTCAAGATACTGCATACTCATAGAGTCTACCAATAGATTACCATATTCAAAGTCGCCTTCTTCCTTTTGCTCTTCAAACGTGAATCCATAGTTGAAACCAGAGCAACCACCACCTGTCACAAAAAGACGAATCTTCATTGTGGGTGTAGACTGCTCAACCATTAGAGTTTCTAGTTTTTGTTTTGCGTTTTCAGTTAGTGTTATCATATTCCGTATCCTAAAACCATGTCTGATCTAACACCAGTATCTTTATTTCTTCTTGGAGTTGCAGGTAAGACTGTGTTTGTACTGCTGGCAGCATTAGTAGAATTATCAACAGTTGTCACACTGTTATCTACAACTACAGTCTTTCCACCTGCTGCACCTTGAGCAGTAGATACAGAGTTTACTGTACTGCCAGAAGATCCACCCGAGACAGAACCAGTTCCTGAAGGAGAGATACTACCACCTGACTGCGATCCAACTCCAATGTTATAGTATTCTGAACTCTTACTGCCATATGCATCTTCTTTAACTTCACCCATCTTCAATGCCTTAGCACCACTCCATCCAGTTAGATGTGCTGCTGCTAGAAGTCCTGCAATTTGTTCTTTACTTTCACTTCCTGTTATAACACCCTTTGATCTCAAATATCCCATATTCTTTTTGGTGTATGCCAACATTGCTTGTTCTTGAATCTCTGGACTGTTTAAGAACTTTTCTTTAGAAAGACCACCAACCCAATTCTCATCATTATCAAGTGCTTTGTTGCCTTTCTTACCAGTCCCTGGCTTTACAAGTCCAATATCTTCAAGTGCCATAGCACCCAACTGATATTTTCCAACATACCCTATGCTGTTAACTGCTTTATAATTATTGCTACTTTCTCTCTGTCCTATTTTTTTAGCATATGATTGGAAGTTTATTCCTAATGAACTATCTGATGGTATTGCTGAAGTGACTGATTGTGCATTTGGTTGAGAAGGTTTTGCTTCTTGATTCAACATAGAATCAGACAGAGTGCCTGTTGTTAATGCCGCAACTGCTTCCTGACCACCAAGTGCTGCTACATTTTTGATAATATCATTAAGTGCCTTTCCATCTCCTGATGCTTGAGCAGCAGTAAATGCTTGTTGAAGACCACTTGCTAAAGTTGGCAATTCGTTTACTTGTCCACCAGTTCTTCTTGCTAATTCGTTTTTAACGTCTCTCAGTGCAAAGGGATTAATATCATTTTCTTCTATAATTGCTTGAAGTTCATTTGCAGATAGTTCGCCTAATCTGCTAGTGTCTATTTTATCTCCTCTAAGGAATTTTGAATCATATATTCCCTTTTTCTCAGCACTTTTAAGTGGTTCAGCAAACCTTTCTGCTGCAGCATCAAATGTCTTGTCTGCTGCTTCAAATGCTTTTTCTGCATTCTCTAGCATCTTCATCGTAGAGTCGTCTACTTTGATTCCTTTTGCATGGTAATCATCTATCTTTTCTTTTAGTTTGTTGTATCTTTCTGCTGCTTCTTGTCTTTGACTAAACAAAGACTCTACTTGAGCACGTTCAGATTCTATTGCTGCATTGACACTCAACTTATCTTCAATTTCTTTTCTCTGCTTGAGGTATTCTTCCTCACTCACCATGCCGTCTGCTCTTGCTTGAGTAAGAGATTCTAATGTGGTGTTGAGTGAGTCTCTTTGAGCAGTAAGTTTTGCACTTGATTCTAGAAACTCTTTATCGAAGTTCGGATCAAAGTAATCACCAATCCATCCACCAACCATATTTCCTAATGATGCTCCGAGTGCTATACCAAGTGGACCACCAACGATACCAATAGCACCACCGATAGCACCACCAATAACGCCACCTAAGTCTTCACCTTGTATCTCAGTGGCAATATCGTTGTCTAATTGTGCACTAGCAATATCCCATCCGTCCTTGGCATTCGAAGCAATTGCTTCAACAATTGCTAGCGGTGGGAATATTTTAGCAAATATTCGTGATGCTTTCGATGCAGGTAATACGTCGTCAGCAACCTGTCCTGCCTTTACAGCGTCATCTGCTGCTGACCCTGCTTTAAATCTATCATCAATCTTATCAAGTGCGTCTTTTAAAAATCCTGGTTTTGCTGGTTTCGCTTTGGAAGCTGCCTTTGCAGCGTCGTCTATTTTATCTGCTGCTTTTGCTGCTGCCTTTGCAGCGTCATCTACTTTTGATCCACCTCTTAAATAATTGGCAATCTTCTTTATTCCCAATGCACTTGCCGCAACTCCAGCGACACCACCAACAGCTGTGAGAACTGTTCCAAGAACACCACCACCTCCGTCACCTCCACCACCAGCACCTACACCTACGCCACCAGCAGTTGAAGAAAGCATTCTCTGTTGCTTCATCCATCTTTTTCGCTCGTACAAATCCTCTTCAACTTTTTGATAGTGCTCACGATGAAGTTCGTATGTATCTGCCAACCAAGTCTCAACTCTTCCCAAAGAAGATTGCATTTCAACTTGGTTCTTTATAGACTTATCTTGAAAATCTCTAGTCTTTGTATTAAAAAATGGTAATGCCATAGTCGACTCTTATTATTTTTTTCTGTTAAGTTCTTCCATCTCTTCCAAAAATTGTTTCAGCATAGCAACATACACATCACGTTCAAAAGGCATCATATTCTCTAACTCAGTCAACGAATACTTATGATGATGAATTAAAGCAAAATTCATCTGATACATGTTAATCAAACTTTCATGCATCAGGCCAACATAAAAAAATCTTTTAGACCCTCCACCAATGCGAATTCTTTTTGTTTACAACCTTCACACTCCCATTCTATCATATGACTTAGCGATGGTCCTTCTGTAAAAAATGACATCACCTTTTCAAACTGCTCTTTATTTAAATGATCTAACCATTCTTCTAGTTCTTTATCTGTGAAGTCATCATATATCTGATCTGAATCGTAAATGTACTCTACATTTCCTTTTACTGTTGCAAATAAACTTTCAACACTTCTTTCTATATTTTTTTCTTCAGAGTATGATGGATATTTTAATTTTATTCCAATACCACTTCCAAGTCCAATCTTGCCGTCACTAACATTTCCATCAATAGATAAATCATCTATGTTTAAAATGTATTTCGTTTTAACTGAACACTCGCTATTTGCACCATGACCAAGAACCATTTCAATTTGTTCTCCAACAGACTTTGCTCTTATCTGCATGAACAACCATTCAACATCAAAGGTTGGAAGTTTGTAAACATCAACCTTACTCTTAATGCAGTTTTTCAATAAATTTAAAACAGCATCTACAATTGCTTGTTTCTCACCATCTTCCAATGCTATTAAAAGTATCTTTTCTTCTCTAACTAGAAATGGTCTAAATTTTATTTTCTTTCCAGTTGAGGGTAATGTAGTTGTAAACTCAGGTATAGATAATGTAGGTAACATTCTCAATCTCCAATGTTAATTATGTAATTAGTTTTCCGTCAAATTTAAATCCTAGATCCTTTATGTTAGGAACTTCAGTTTTTTCTTGTGTTTCTGGAACATCAAACCTCTCCACTTCATAATATCTTAATGAGAACTGCGCAGAAACTCTAGCAATCGCATCGTCCTGCCATCCCATTTGTATTCCATTAATAATAATTGGGTATGCATCAAATAGTTTTGTTGCGGTTCTTATATTGCCAGACTGATCAAATTGATTGATCACTATGGTAGATTTGTAGTCATCAAAATATCTGACGTTAAATGCTCCACTAGGATTTGGACTAGTGTCTAACATTTTGCTCATCCATAAATCAAGATATTCTTTTTCTCTAAAATCTTCACTACAAATAAAAGTGATAGTTACATCAGGATATATTTGTGTGTATGGAATTTTATTGATTGGTCCATTAACAGTAAACTTATGATCAATTGTTAAAGCAGTTCGTCCAGGAAGTTCTACCGAATCTGCTCGGAAAGCGAGTTCTCTAGTCTTTTCTGTATCAAACCCAAGTGATGGTGGAGATTGAATGAACACTTCAAAGTGTGCAGTTTTTGCTACACCACCTTTGAGTCCTTCGCTGATCATATTGTTTATATTAAATGCCATTAGATCATTTTCCTAGAGTCTGAGTAAACTTTTGCTGCAGTCGCCTTTTCAAAACGCTGCGTCGGTAACATTAAAGCAATATCCCATTCTGTAGAATTAATCTCAATAAATCTTGATTCAACATTACTCGCTAGGTAATGTTTGAATGTAGGTTTAAAATATTTAAACCTTGCTGCTCCACTTAGAATATTATATGATAATCTAAGTCTTGTTGTCTCGTCGTATTTCTTATTCGTTGTCACATCGTACAAAGTATCCATTAACTTAGCACGTAATGTTGGTGGCAGATAGTGTAGATTCATTCCATAGAATCCACCTGATGCTGGACCAACCATAAAAATCAAAGGAAAGCGATCATAGTATGGTAATGTTTGTTTTCCCTTTGGATCGTAAAAGAAGTGATACATTCTGCCAGTAAGAGGTCTTGTTGCCTTGTTTTCATATCCTCGTAATATATTTGAGGGGTTCACATCTGCTTTTGCTGTTCTTCTTGCTACATTCCTAAACCAGTCTCTTGCTTCATCAGTGCGTGCTGGAACCTGTCCTGCACGGACACCACGGACTAAAATGTCGTCGAATATAGTTGCCATAGCACTATTTAGTCTTCTTGCCGAATAAATTTTCTTCAGTTAAGACTTGGAATCGCCAGTTTCTGTCTGCGCAAAACTCTACTGCTGCTTTCCACTTTGCTTGGTTCACACCCCATGTGACAACTTCGTTAAGATATTTTTTTGTAACTCTACTTT